TCCGGTATATGGTGCAGTGGTACTTCTACATCTAGGGTGCATTGGTGGATAATTCACGCCTGCTTGTGCATCCTTAATGCTAAAAACTTCATGGTCTAAATCTCTGCATATATCAGATGTTCTTAAGTCTAGGGTAGCAACATAGATATATTCATCAACACCCATTTCGCTGTATGCTTTTAGTGTGCCAAGACTACTAAAATAGGCTTGTTCTGTATGCACTAATGTAGCGGCTGCCCTTTTTGATACATCCATCTTCTTTGCTACACTCTCTATAGCCTGTGTGCAATCGGCCCCTGATATAGCCATCTTTACTATTTCTTCTTCCAAGGCATCTTTTAACTTAGCCCTGTTCTTCCATATTCTTTCGCTGAAGTTTTTACCAGACCAGGGCCTTTCAAATTCTTTTACTATTTCCCCTATAGTCAGTTTATGAAAATCTTTTACCACTGACTCACCAGTAGCTACCCCTATATCAAATATAACCCTATGATAGTTAGTCTGCAGAGACTCTTTCATAAGTGATTCTACCGCTTCATGTTGGTAGATATATGCCTTATCTATTTGCTTTTGGATGTTAAAGAATATTTCTTCAAGGTGGCTTATCCTTGATCTAGTGGATAAAGTGTTAAGCTCCAGTTGTATCTCTGGATTGTCTATTAGGTCCATATACTCTTCTAATCCCATTCTAAAGCTTTTATACTCATCACCCTTTAGAAGCTTAGTAGCAAGGTCATAATCAAGCTCGTTGTCCTCTGCATACCTGTAGTATAGTACTGATATTTCTTTTTCAATTTCTTTCAAGCAATTATAGAATGCATCATTAATCGTCTTGATCACCTCATCTGCTGACCTGATATCTGCCCGTGACCTCTCAAGGGCCCTTTGAATCCAATAGTTACTCTTCTTCGGCATCAATATCACCACCTGCATTATCTATATTGGTGAAATCATAACTGCTTGTTATCTCCTCATCCTCTGCCTTTTTCTTTTCTAACTCTTCCTTTGCATTTTCCACAAATGGAAGCTGATTAAGTAGTGTTTCACTACTTAGGTAAGGTGACAGATTCTTGATGGTCTGTGATAACTCATAAATATTCTGTGGTAGTGTGTTAGCAAATTTGATATTTATATTAGTGAAAAGGTCTATATTCTTTTCCAGGCTTAGAGAATTACATATTAGCTCTATTCTTCTCTGTAATCCCTTCTTAAATTTCCTTTCCTTGTTACTCCTTATCTGTTCCATAGCTAATATCTTATACCTAATTGATACACCGCTTAGGTTATTACCAAAGCTTTCATCCTGCATATCTGGAGTGTATGAAAACTTATGGATATCTCTTCTAACTCTATCCTTGTAATTCTCTACCCATGCATCATTAATCTCTTTGATTAGCCACTTAGCGTCGCCATCATCATCAAGCAGCATTACCCTATCTCTTTTAAGCTCTTCTATTCGCTCTGAATCTGTTCCAGCCATATTTACAAGTATCAAGTATGCATCAGTGAATTGGTCCATATCGTTTAGGGTGTTTGACTGCGCTTTATTATAAGCATCTATCAGAGTAATTACCTGCTCAAAGTCCCCTTGTTCCTCTTTGTTGTTCACATATTCAACTACTGGTACATCCTTAAATGTGTGTGGTGTTATTTGCTCTAAGCTTAAATCAGAATCCTTGCCCTTATATAGCGTACATACTTCTTTGTCATATACTTCTGCATATGTTATCTTATCATTGCCCTCACCCACATCATAGTACCTGATGGCAAATTTAATACTTGGCGATATTGTCATATCGTAAATGACAAACATCTGGTCTGGTCCAAATTCATTAAATCTTATTCGTGCATCTTCATCACGATATAAAAGTTCATAGGCCTTACCTTTTATGCTGCATATCTTCGCTAGCTCTAGATTTTCTTCCTGCTCATCTGAATAATCGAATATAACCTGCAAGTCCTCAAGCAGTCCATCTTCTTCTTTGCTAGTATAGCTTATGGGCTGTCCAACAAAATAACCTACAAGCATATCAGTAATATATTTAGGATATGGATTTACTATTTTGTTATTAGGTTGTCCATCCCTAGATGTATGGTCCAGTATATCATGCTTACCCTCATAATATTTTTGAAGCTTGATATATCTAATGGACTCTGCCTTGTGCTTCTTGATGAACTTCTGTATATCTTCAATACTCAATTCTTCTTTATCGGTCCTGTACATATCATTCCCCCTATAATCCTAACTTAGCCTTGTTCATAGTCTTAAGCCCCTTCGATTTTCTCCAAGGCTCAATGCCATATCTTAAGGCTGCAATTGCATCATCAAAAAATGGAACTGGATCATCTAGATAAGTGCTTAACTTATCGTCATACTTCCACTTCCATTGTCCTAACTCTTTTATTAAATTCACGCATGACGGATGAACATATACCCTTCTTTGCTTTATCCAGTCTATCTGCGTGTTGATATACTTCTTATCTGTTGTCTTTTCTTTCTTGACCCCTTTAACTTTATATCCTGCCTTCTGCCAAGTCTTTTTTCTGTCAGGCTCTGCTGAGTCACAATACATTAATATTTTCTTATTGAATTTACCTTCAACATCTTCAATAATTTCTGATGTGTCCTTCTCATAGCAATAATGTTCATTCAGGATATATAAGTCACCGTCCTTATACGCTATTGTAAGGATAGCATTGGCGTGATTATATCCAAAGTCCTGACCTATGCTTAAATACTCATAATCTGATGTATCTTGGCTTATATTCTTTACTTCCCAATTATTAAATATAAGTCCACCAACTTCTCCCCACTCTCCAAGTCCATATATCCTATATCCATCAGGATCTCGTTCTTTCCTCATCATCATTCTTTTATGGTAGGCTTCGTCTATGAAGCGGTTTTGCAGATAAGTTGACTGGTGTGTAAATACATCCTCATGTATAATGTCAAAATACTTAGCCTTTATCCAGTGTCTAGAGCTTACAGGATTGAATGTAAAGGTCATCTGATAGAATAGGTTAGGATTATCTAGCTGACCCCTTAAACGGTCATCAAGGATGTCTATATCGGCTTCTGTTAGCTCTGTGGCTTCTTCTACCCATATCCACACTAGCTTACCAGTTTTGAAGGTGATTGACTTTACCTTTTCTCGCTGCTTATCGTCCTTCATTCCCCTAAATATTATGGAATTTCCGGTAAGTAAGCATTCAAGCTTTAGTGGTGACTGGGTCACCTTCCATACTCTTTCTGCTTGATCTCCAAACATTTTATATATGGCACTCTGAAGTTCTGCGAATGTTGAATCTCTGTTTGACTCGTCAACTTTTCTTACTACCAGTAAATTAGCCCCTTTATATCTTATGTCTGACAACTTCTTAATATAGTCTTGTGCTATGTTAGTAGACTTGCCACTACCTGCCGACCCTTTAAGGACCTTATATCTTTTGTGACATTCGTTGACTGGCTTAAATACCTTATTCCACTGTAACTTTACAGTTCTAGATATCTTCTTCCCCATAGTCATCCTCAAATATCAACTCAACATTGCCGGACATATCTACCTTATCGGTCCACATTGAATATCTCTTGCCTAATAATTCTGCTGCCTTTATCCTATCCTTAGCGCCAACATCTATATTAGTTTTCTCTTGACCCCATTCTGCACCTCTTGATATAAGTGTTTGTTCGGTATGTTCTCCACGCATCACTGAAGTAAGGTACTCCAGCACCTCTTTTTGGTCGGCTATCTTCTCTGAGTCAAGTTTTGCCAGCCTTTCGTCTATATATGTTTTAATTCCAACATTTTCCAACAATCTATGGCTTTGTGCTTTCGCATATTTTTCACTGTATCCGGCTAAAATAGCTGCTTCACATTTATTACCACTGATGATATACTCATCAGCAAATTTTTTTTGTTTTAACGTCAACCCATGGTATATCACCACCCTTCAATTTATTGTATAAAAAAGGACCAAGTTTATTGGCCCTTAGTTTTATATTTATACTTTTACACCCTTATTTCCATGTGTATACTGTTACTTACTTTAGAATTTATATTTCTTTTCTGCACACTTCCACAATAGTAAGATAGTGTTGAAATAATCATAATAGCTATAAACACTATATTTGGAATCATCCAAAGAGGTTTTTTGAATACGGTTTTAATTGTTAAACTCAAACTCTTATTATTTATTTCTCTAACAAATTCAAACATTACACATATAGTATTAAATAATATAAACCCTAGTAGTGAGGTGACGAACACTAACCTATATATAGATG